ATAGGAAAGTCGGAGTGACGCAGGAGTTCGCAGAAGTCCTCCATGGTCAGCGTGACCAGCATGCGGCAGTGGTCTTTGCGGTGGATGACGGCGCAGTGTTTGCGTCCGCAGTCGCGGTAGGCTTGCGAGATGGCGGCGTCTAGGTCAAACCGGGCGCGGCCGTGGCGCTTGCACTCAAAGTGCCAATCCGGCAAGCAGGGCACGATCACGTCGGGCGCACTGATCCCCCAAGATCCTTGGCTGACTTGCGCGCCCCGCTTGGCCGGAAATCCTTCGGCGGTCAATGCCTTGGCAACTTCGCGCTCGAAGCTGGCGCCTTTCTGGCGGGAGTTGATCATTCGTTGAGCGCCTCCCATAATTTCGGCGATGGCGCGTAGACCGAGCCATCGCTGTCGGATGTGCGTCCCGCGGGTGCGGTGCCCTCAAAGCGGGTGAGCGAGGGACGCCATGTGAGGTTGAGCGTGCCGGTTCTGCCGGCGCGGTGCTTGGCCACGATTAACTCGGCGTCTTGGACTTCCGGCTCCTCGTCTTGCACGGCGTAGTAGGCGGGGCGATGGATCAAGCAAACGATGTCGCTGTCTTGCTCGATGCTGCCGGATTCGCGGAGGTCGGAGAGCTTTGGGCGGTTGTCGCTGCGGTTTTCCGCTTGGCGGTTGACCTGGGCGGCGGCGACAACCGGGATGCCGAGTTCCATGCTCATGGCTTTGAGGCCGCGGCTGACGAAGCCGACTTCGTTTTCGCGGCTTTGGGCGCCGGAGTGTGAGACGAGCTGCAGGTAGTCCACGAAGATGCACTTCACGCCCCAGCGGCGGACGGCGAGGCGGGCGCGCCCGCGGATATCCAAAAGGGTGAGACCGCCACGATCATCCACATAGAGGGGTTCGTTGCTGAATTGCGTGGCGGCGTCGAAGATGCGGTGCTTGATCGATGCGGTCAAAAAGCCGTTCCGAATGATCTCGGTGTTGGTCTCAGCGCGGCCGAGGACTACGCGCGCGGCGAGTTCGTTGGCGGGCATTTCGAGGCTGAAGTAGACGACCGGAACTCCGCGGCGCGCCATGTTGTCGGCCATATTCAACATTAGTGCGGACTTACCCATGGCAGGGCGGCCGGCGATGATGGTGAGCTGGCCTCCGCGCAATCCGCCGGTGACTTGGTCCAGATCACGGATACCGGTTTGCAGGCCGAGCTTGCGACCGCCGGCCATGAGGCTCTCCAACTCTTCGAGGAGGCCGGGGACGATGGCGCTGGGGGCGCGCATGCTGTCGGTGGCGGTGGTGAGGGAGAGGCTGAGGACGCTCTCGCCGGCTTGCTGGAGGACGCTGTCGGCGTTCGCGGCCATGTCCTGGGCGGCGGCTTGCATGGCGACCGAGGCGTCAATGATGCGGCGGCGGGCGTGGAGGTCGCGGAGGGTTTGCGCGTGATATTCGACCGCGGCGCTGCCGCCGGCGTAGTCGCCGAGCATCTCGGTGAGGGCACCGGCGCCGCCGACAAAGTTGAGTTTGTGCTGCGCGTCGATGCGCTGGGTGACGGCGATGACGTTGGGCGTGCCGCCTTCACCGCGGACTTCGGCGATGGTCTCGTAGATGAGGCGATGCGCGGGCGTGTAGAAAAGATCGGCGTGGATGCCGGAGACTTCGTCGCAAAGTTTGGGATCGGCCATGAGCGAACCAAGGACGGTGCGCTCGGTGGCGGGGCTTTGTGGGACGGTGCGTTTCATGTCAGGCGGCGCCTCCGTCGTCATTGTTTTCCAGCACGACTATGACAATGAATGTCAGAACGATCAGCGCGAGGTAGGTCAGAATGAGCGCGTTCATTTTCTTCCTTCCTGCGGGCGAGTTGTGCGCGGCGACGCTCCCAGCGGTCGCAAGCTGCATCGACTAAGCGAAATGATTCTTCGAGCCATGGGGTGATGTGGTGTTCGGGCGGCGGTGGCGGTTGATGCTCAGTGGCCATGACGTTTTACGGCTTTCTGTCGTGGCGTGATCTGTAGGCAAATGTTGGCATGTGTTGGCATGGGAATCAAGGGTTTTTTGGGGTCTTTTTTTGGGGCTGTAGCCCGTGTTTTTGCGTCTGCCATGAATCGCGCAAATGGCCCCAATCGCGCGGCTCAGTAACGTCTGTGCTGTGACCGCAAAGGTCGCAGGTGCCGAAATGGTAGGTCGCGCCATACGGATTACCCTCGGGTCGCTTGCCGTGCAGCCGGCCGCACTCGTCGCATATCCAGTCGGGATATGGCTTGAGGAAGATCGCCTCGTAGTTGGCCCGGTAGCGGTCGCCGTTGACCGGCCGCGGTTGGTCACCCTTGCCGGCCATTAGCGTTCCCTCCCGTCGAGGCCGCATTCTTTCCAAAATTCGCGGCGGTAGTCGTTTTCCAGCGACTGCATGTGATCCATGGCGGTGTCGTCGGAGATGACGCTGTCGAGATCCCATGAGCACGGGTAGTGCTTGACGATGGCGCGGGCGGTGAGGCGGACTTCGCGCGGGATGCGGTTGATCTTCCCCGGCACACATAAGTCGAGGAGGAATTGTCGCGCGCGGGCCAAGGCGCGGGCTTGTTCCATGGGCAGGCTCATCGGATCGCGGTTGCCTCCTCGATGGCGTCATGCGCCTCGTTGGCGACTTCATTGCTGGGCTTGACGCAGCGGTTGATGACGCGGATGAGGCGATTGTTGGAGCGGATCAGCTCGCGGACCTGCGACTCCAGCGAGGCGGTGTTGTCCGCGAAGTTGCTGCCGAAGCCGACCGAGCCGACAACCAAGTCAGGGATGATCGTGCTCATTTGCTTGCCCTCCGTTTGCCGCGGCCGAAGATGAAGCCGGAGTTGCGGAACGATGGCTGCGTGATCAAGCCGCGCTTGGCGAGGAACCTGTCGCAGGCTGCGTTGATCGACGTGGCCTCAAGCATGAGCCGGCCAAACAGCGGGCCGGTGGGTTCATATTCGAGGGCTAAGGTTTTGCCGTTGTGCAGGGTCATTTGCGGGCCTCCTGCAGCTCGGTGGCGAGTTTGCGGACGAGGGCGCGCAGGGCCATTATCGTGGCGATGCTTTCGTCGGCGATCTGCTCGACATACTCAATGTTGACTTGGAGGTCGGTTTTCGGCGCCTTGGGGGCGCTCGCCTTTTTGGTGCCTTTGGCGGTTTTCATAAATATTTAAGGAGTATTAAGGATGGGGTGGGACATTTGCTGGGTGACCCCTACAGATTCTTGGGAATTAGCCATTGCGAGTTGGTCAAAGAGTTCCCAGTTGTTGGGCTGGCGGTCGGCAATTGCTCCGCCATAAGCGCTAAACCACGACCTGCGCGCCCTCTGCCTTAATTCTGGCGGCACATAACCTGTATTGGTGCGATTCCCAAGCTCGGCGCGACTGTAAACAAGCCACTGATCGCGATCCCACATGTAAAAAACCAAAATATCGTATGCCTTCGCGCCGTAGGGAATGCCACCGCGGCTGCTGTTGTGTATTCGATACCGTTGTTGCGTGGGTCCAGATTGTAAAAACCCGTGCTTAACTTGAACGAATTGGGGTCGAATATCGTCTCGGTCCGCAATAATGTCGTAGCCCTTGTGGTTGCCGCCGAGGACGGCGCAATCGTATCCGCGAAGCGTCAGCTCAATAGCGCAGCGATATTCGGCGATCTTGCCGCGCTTTTTTTCCTCGTCGTAATCTCGAAATGGGTAATCTGCGGCGTCCGCCGGCACAATGATGCCGCCCTCCGTCACCTCAGAGTGCTCGCCATCGGTCAGCGCAAATAAAGCGGGCTGCGTCACGCTGCGTTTTCTTTGGCGAACTGTTCGCGCATCTCGGCGAGGGAGCGCTCAAGGGCGGTTTGTTTGGGTTGGCCTTGGGGTGGCAAAGGGATCGGCTGGCGCTGTTGGCGCAGCTTCTGCAGCTCGTCGGGGAAGACGACGCCGGAATAGTTGTTAACGATGGCGCGTTCCATCTTTTCAACCGCATCGCGCTCGTTGAACTCAGCTAATTGCTTGAGGAGTCGGCGGGCGCCAATCTCAGTCAGGGGCGATCGTTTCTGGCGTTTGTGCTCAATTAGATCAACCCAGACCGCAGCAAACCCTGGGCCGTGAGGCAGGGGCAAGGATGCTGGGTCGAATTTGGGAGCGGGGGCGCGTTTTGGTTTGGGTGCTTCCTTTTCCGAAGAAGAAGGTAGCGAAGGCGATGAAATCGCCGGAGCGGGCGCGTCAGCGCCTTTATTACGTTCCTTTATGTTACTTATTGTTGGGGTCTCATTCT